AATTGATTTTGTTTAATTTATTGTTCATTGTAGTGGTTAGTTAAAAAGTTGATTAAATACTCGGTCTTTTACGCTTTCGGCTCTCTTATTCCCCATGTGGAATTGAACCTTTGGTGTTGATGTTGCTTCGGGGTTATGCAAAGTGTGTGGGGCGGGTTCGGTTGCCAATCTCTCGGTCAACTCTTTGTTCTCAACACTCAATTGTACTTTTTCAATTTCCAATGCTGACAAACGGGCTTCAAACTTTGCTTCCAATTCTGCCATCTGTTTGCTGAAATAAGATTCTTCCATTTCGGTTTTGCTTTTAACAACCTTCTTTGCTGATGGCATTGATTCGGTCATTGGTTGGTCTTGTGCTTGTACGGGTGCTTCGCTGATTGCTTCGGCTTCGGGGGTTTCTTCCTCCTTGGTTGCGATTTCGCTGATTGTACCATTTGCATCCACGGTCATTGTGTTTCCGTTTTCCAATGCAAATTCACCTTCTGGGCATGGGATGTTACCATCTGGCGTTACGATAAATACCGCTTCACCAACGGCGAAATTGTCTGATTCAAATGTGGCTTGACCATCCTCGGTCTTAACTTGTGCCAAATCAACCACAATCGCTTCCTCGGGCTTTAATCCCAAAGTTGCCAATACGCGGTTTAATGTTTCGGTTGCGTTCATATCTAAAATACTTTAATTGTTTACTTTGTTTGATTTTTGAAATTCGGTGAGGATGTCAATCACCTTGGCCAACTTTTCATCATCGGTTTCAATTTTTGACAATGGCATTGACTTATCGGCAAAATACCCTTCGATTGAAAATCCTTTGACACGACCCGTTTTCACATAGTCATTCCAAATTTCATCGTTGGTAACCTTCAAGCATCCCATCCAAGTACCGATTGGATCGTTCATCCCATAGATGGCACTCTTGTCCTTTTCCATGTCCTCTTTAATCCATGATTCCACCATGCAAATACCTTGCACCGCCATATCATGTTCCAATGTGGCTTTACCTTGGTTGCCCTTCATCAAAAACATCTGCGATGCACGACATACCGTGTTCTTTGAAAAGTATACATAGAACTCTTGCATCTCGCCATTCATCACTTGTTTGCGGTAAATGGGTTTGTCGGGAATCAACACGGGCCCCATTAAGATGCGTTTTTCTGCATCCACCTGGGCAAACTTTATTTCATGGGATTTCAATGCAATGAAATTGGATTCAATGGCGGGGGCTTCCACGATGCTAATTGCATCAATGCCACTTGCCAATTGTTGGTCATCCAATATCAATTCAACGATTCTCATTATTTCAACTTATCCAAATAAGTGGTGTTGAAAGTTAAATCCCTTTGCAACGGGTAAAAATCATTGCCATCCAAAGTTTTCATTGCTGCTTCTAAATCGGCAACCGCATCTTTTGGAATACCCAACGCCTTTAATTGTGCTTGGAATTTATCATAACCACTTTTGATTTGAGCATCTAATGACGCTAATTGAGCGGCCATGTCTTTATTTTTTGCGATGTAATCGGGAACTTGTTTTTTCAATGTGCTAATTTGATCCGCGAATTTGCTTGTCGCATCTTCCAATTTACGGGCGGGACCGACTAATTTTCCCGCTTGTCCAATCAATTTAATCAAATCCTCTTTTGCGCCCATTTGTATTTGGATTAATTCGTTTGTTGATAACTCAACTTTGTTAACGGCACTTGATGCCATGAATTTATGGAATGATGTTTTCATATTTTTAGAATCCTATATTTACATTTTTCAATTGTGCAATTGCTTTATCGGCACGGGCCAAATCTTTGTTGAATGTATCAACCCATCGTGTGAATGTGGCAATGGTCTTTTCGTCACCTAACATCTTTGCAGATTCCAAACCTTTTTTTGCCTTGGCTAATCCGTCACCATTAAACTTTTTTGATTTGTTCAAACGATCCATTGCATTGGAAATTTCTTTTTGAATAACCAACAATGTTCCACCTTCCATATTGGCGTTAACCAATTCATCCAACAACGCTAATTTAATACCTTGTAATTGCATACCTATAAAACTAATTATCCTGGGAATGTTGCATTTTGTTGGATACGCCTATCCAATGCTTGTTGTGAACTCATATCGTTACCAACCACATACGCCTTTGCGGGTTTGTTCATGTTCTTATTCAAACTCGCTGCCATTTGTGCCGATGGGTCTGCGGTTCCACCGATGATTGAAACGCTTGGTCCCATACTTGGTGCGCCTCCCGATGCCGATTGGCCTGGGATTTGTGTTGATACAATCTTCCTAACATTTGCCAATCCCGCTGCAACAACTCCCGCTGCCCCAATATAACCTAACACACCACCTTGTGCAAACGCTTTGGTTGCCCCCGTGTAAGTATCAATAATGGCTTGGGCAACTGCCAATGATTTCCCCATTGCGGTTTGTTCACCTACCAATTGTGTAAGCGATGACAATGCATTTGATGTGGCATCGAAGATGGCTAACTTGGCATCCTTTTCCGATTTGCTTAATTCCACCGATTGTTTGGTGGCGTTACGCTTAATATCCAATTCTTTGTTTGCCAACTGCAATTCCAAATCGGTTGTGGATTGACCCAACTCCTTTTTGGCTTGAATCATGTTACGCAACCTTTCCAATTCTAAATTGGCCAATGTATCTTGTAACTGCTTTTCGTTTTCAATCGTTTTGGTGGCTTCTAATTGCTTAATTGCAATCGCATCATCCACCGCCTTCAACTTTTCTTCGTTCGCCTTCTGGGTGTCGTCCTTTGTCTTTTCTTGGCGTTTCTTTTCGGCATCCTCGTCAATCTTGGCAATGTCGTTGTTAAACTTGGTTTGTGCTGCCTTAACCAATCTTGCCTTTTCTTTGGCCGTATATTCACCCGCTGCAATTTCTCGTTTGGCATTCTCTAAATTGATTTCCGCTTGTTTCCTTGCTCTGGCTTCCTCGTCTTTAATGCCATCAATTATGTTTTGTTGTTCCGCACTTCTGATGTCTTTTTGTGCTGATTTGCGTTGGTCGGTATATTCCTTTGCCCTCGCTGCTTTTTCTTTCGCTGCTTGTTCTTCCTCCGCATCTAACTTCTTTTGTTCACGATTAAACAATCTGCGTTTCGCTGCCAATTCCGTTTCCGCATTTGCCACGCCAACCACCGCATCACTAATCGCCTTTTTGCTTTCCTCGGTTTGACCATTTAATCGTTGGTCCTCTTGCGCCGCTGCCAATCTGTTTTTGGCAAATTGTAATTCCTTTGTTGCTAACTCGGTTTCACCCTTTTTGACTTGATCCAATGCCTTCCGTCTATCCCCCAACGCTGCGTTGGAATCCGATAACAATTCACGGGCTTGTGCCAATTCCTTGTTTTGTTTTGCACGAAGTTGAGCCAATGCAAGTTCTTGGTCCTCCAATTGGTCTTGAACATCGACAAGTTTTCCCGCCTCGGATGCCGTTGAACCAAATAAACCACCGACAAATTCCAATGCACTCCCTAACCCATCGGCCAATACAATTGCCATTTGTTGAACTACCTTAATCACTGGGCGGATAATACCGCTAAATACACCAATGATTTTGTTCAATGAATCCATGCCTTCCTCCGTAGATGTCAATGCCTTATACAAAGTGCCAAACACCAACGCCAAGGCCGCCATGATTGCACCAACGGGGTTTGCAACCAACGCCATCATTGATTGGCCCAATCCTTTCATTGATGAACCTACATTGCCAATCGGCCCTGGCAATGCATCAAACTTACTACCTAAATCCGTTGCAGTTTCACCCGCCCCGCCCAATGCACTCGTGGCCTTTTTGCCAAATGAATCCATGCTCTTTGCAGCATCATCAACACCCTTTGTATTGACTTTGACATTGTAATTTATTTCTTCTGCCATGACTTGAATTTTCTTTTGTATGTGTTTTTAACTTGTCCCCAACTCTGTGCAAATTGGTTTTTACCTTTGGCAATTTCCACCGTCTCCGATACCCCATACCATTCTTGGGCTTGTGCTAATTTTATAATGAGTAATATCATTTTTTAAGTATTAAGAAGTTTGATTTTAAGATTTGGATGGTGTGTGAACCGCCCGTGTACATTTTCCACTTAAATGTGACTTCATCGGTTGGAGCCAAATCCAAAATGGTATCAATCTGAATACTATGGAAGTTTGAATCCGTTGTGCCGTATGCCGTTGTTTCGATACCATTGACCAAAATTCCGTACACTATACTTTTGTTTCCCGTTTGTAAAATTGATACCATTGCCGTGAACTTGTATTGACCACCATCGGTGCATACATATTTTGCATTTGGTAAATCGGCGTTGATGTTTTGAACATACCCAATTGATTCTTGATGTTCTTGTGGTATGGCCATCCATAATGTGGAATCGGTAGTTGATGGAATCGGGGCATCACGATACATCGTGATTTGGTTGAATTGTACAATGGCTTGTAAACTTTCCATTTGTTGGGCGATGTCGCTGACACTATTTTGGTTAAATGTCGTGTCTTGGTTGCTATTCAAAAAATCTTGTGAACCATAGCGATATGAGTTCATGATACCTTTTGCAACGGAATAATCGCTTAAATATGATTTGCCATTGACATTGGCCACCACATCGGTGAACACTGGTTTTTGCCCCGTGGTTGTGAAGGTCATGATATCCACATTTGGGTAAGTGATTAATTCAAGGTTTGCCATCTCGGTCAACATATCGTACTTAACCGACTGCACTTTGTAATAATTCCCGCTTATGGCGATGGTGTCGTTCAATGCGAAGTTTAACCATTCACCCACGGGTACAATTCCCGTCATTTTAACCAACCTTGATTGCGTTGAATACATACGCGATAAGTATTCCTTCCAATACAAATTATAAATTGAATTAACGGGTGCATTGCCACGCACGGAATACTCCAAGCCAAACGCCATTGAATAACTCGCAGTCAATGTTGGATACGCGGAATACGATGTCATTAATGGCAACACATATTGGTTTACATTGTTAAAATAATATGGATCGGATATCGATTGTTTGCCACCATAATAAAACAATGTCAAATCTTGTTGAACCGCTTTATCATCCTTATCCATAAATCGCGGGATGTTCAATTCGGTTGCCCTTACTCGTTGACCATTGGCATTCACCTCATCCATCACCTGGGGGCAAATAACATTAAACGGGGTTTCCAATTGGAAATTGTCCGTGGGGTAATCAATTTCGGGTGCAAATGACACCGCCCCGTATTCACGGCGGTTGATGTTTCTGTAATACTCACTCGCCAAACACTCCGATTGCTTGTGTGTCATTGACACGATGCTTGGAATGGGCAATTTGTCGTGTTCAATATCCTTTACATCAATAAATGGTGACCAATTCTTTGTCGTTCCTGCATTGTACCAATCTTGCAAATTGTGTATTTCAAAGGTGGTTGCGCTCGTTGGATACAATATGCAATTGAAAGTTTTTATCACGCCATTCACAAAATCTTTAATTTTCATTTGTGGCATGGCATCCGCCATTGATACGGTTGTTCCATTAATACCTTGTGGGGCATTTGAACACGAAATATAAATAAGGCCTGGGCTTGTAACGACTGAATAGGTGCGATAACCAAATGTCACTTCGTCTTGTGGTGATAATACCGCATCATAACGCACGGGAACCGCACCGCCCGTTGTTGCCGTAAATGCTTGGGTCTTTTTTACCCTTCCGTTTACCATCCAAACAAAGTTGATACTACCCGCACCCGTAATCACAACATCGACACCAACTTGGAATGAGTAATTCCCGAATCTGTTTGGTGTGTAACCTCCCGTGGCTGCGTTATAATTACCCGATGGGTTTGCAATTACAGTTGGGAATATAATTTTGGTATACGCCAAACTTCCGAATGTGGTTTGGGTGTAAGTGAATGCCCCTACACTTGCGTTAAAAGTTCCAACTTGCGTATATTCTGGGTCATATAATGGCCCCGCCGTTTGCATCGGAAGGATAAACGCTTTGTCCATTTCCGCCTTTGATAAAAACGAACCACTCAATGTGAACCCCGCTTCCGCAAATACTGTTGTCAACATCGCCTTCAACTTAATTGCGGGGCGTAAATCATCCACCTCAATACCCCTTGGGTCGCGTATGTTGCCATTAACTCCCGACATAGTGGAATATCTCCACCCTTGATTGTAATCTGCGATGGGCCACAATATGTCACCACTCAATAATGCGTTATCCCACGATGATAAAATGTTGGCATAGTTTGCCGTGTGGTTGTATGCAGTCCAATCCACTTGGTTTAACAAAGTTTCACCCCATTGATCCAATATCTTTTTGGTCGTTCCGTAAAATACCAAATTGTATAATTGTGGAATTCCGTCTTTGAACTTGCACCCAATAAACTCAATCCGACCCGTGTACACTGGCAATGAATGAATCAGCAATGTGGCATCCTTGCCAATGTTTGGATTCCACGCACCCAATACCACATTCTCATCAAACCAATCCGAAAAGATTTGATTGTTGGTGTCCGATGCTGGTATCTGAAACGCTTGGGTGTAATCTGTCCAAACTGTGGATAAATCTTGTAGGTCTTTTAATTGGCGGTTTAATTCAACGCTTTCGTCATTAAATAAATCCACGGGTATCCCCTCAATTTCCAAACTAAACCGAATGTTCATCGTACAATCTTGTTTATTTTAGGTTGGTTGTATTCCAATTGGATGGTGTATTGAATCAACTTTTCATTGGTGCGTTTCTTGAACTCAAATGCAGTGTCAATAACCCGTGTTGATAACACTTCCGTTGCCGTCATGATTAGTACATTGGTGGAATAAAATATCTGTTCAACGATTGGTACATCCGCCTCGGGTATCCAATCCGTGTTTACTGTCATTACTTCCGTGCTATTTTGCAAAAATGGTGTGGTAATCTGTACGCCATAACTCCACGATTGAGCCAAATCCGCTTGTTTGAATATTGGTTGGCTATATTTTTCGGATTCCACATTGTATGTTCTACGCGATACCCCGTTAAAAAGGTACGAATCATAAACGCCATAACGATTGAGGAATAACACATCTTGTTGCCCATACTTATTTTGGCAATCGTAAACCACTGGCAATACCACATCATCACCCGCCTTCACAAATGTGATGTTGGCATTGGTTCCGAATAAACCTGCAATGGCAAATAATTGTTTCACTTCAATTCCTTGGATGGCTTGGTCGGATGTTGTCACCACATTTGGAATAACTGTTGTCGAACCCACCACGATTGATGTAATCACAGTTGCATCGTACCACAAATAAGCGGTTGGTGTGTATGGTGTTAAATACAATGCCGTTTTATCTGTGAATACTGACTTTGAAACTCCCGCATTGAATCCTTCCGCCGTATATGAATAACCCTTTGTGGCCAACGATAAATTTGAAGTGATAACTGCGGTTGACCCCGCGTTCCAAATGCCTTGACACTTCACCGCTACGCGTTTTGCACCGCTTCCGATGTTTGGTTTGTATGTTCCATTCACCAAAAATTCACTTGTGATGTACTGGGTTACAATTTTGTGAACATCAATCCACGCCCTTCCGCCACCATATTGGTCGGGTAATCTGTTAATGGTTACAATCGGTGTTGCGGGAATGGATGTCGTGCCACTCCACACATAAACTTTGAACTCATAACGGAATCCCGCATTCGCGTAATTGGTGGATTCAAACGCTTGATAAATGATTGGGGAATTGGCCCCAACTATGGATGCGGGTTGTTGTGTAAATGTAAAACTCATCTTTTGAATAGTCCTTTTTTAATATCTTGTTTCATCGCTTGGGTTAATGCTTTATTGAACGATGGTAAAATTTGTTGTCTTGCCGTGCTTACAAATGGGAATGGTTCGATACCGAAATACTTTATTTTCCTATTCATCATGAATCTCATCCCTTCCTCGTTTGCCTTTGATTTGAATTTACCCGTTGACAAGTCGCGCGGTTGGATGCGTTTCATCTTTACCCAACTACGCATTGAATCAAGTGGAATCCCTTTGCCTGGCTTCCGACCCCTTTGCACATAATCCGCCGTCTTGTTCATACTGATACCCATATCCAAACCTTTTGGGTCGGGTTGGATGGATGCTACCAATTGACCACTGGCCACATAATTACCACGGAATGTCTTTTTGGTTGCTGACACCACTTGCCATCCACCGCCAACCTTTTTCCACTTGGCACGGATTGAAGTTCGGGGGCGTTTTATTTCCAACATATTCCGACAAGCAATTGCCCACTTTTTGGAATAATCCGCAACAACGGCCACGCTATTTCTAAACGCAATCGCCATCAGTTACCCACGGGTTGATTAAATCAATTGTAACTTGTATTTGAAATCCCGCCAATACCGAATCCATTGTTTCAACAAATGGCATAAAGTTGATGGGGCGTTGGAATTGGATTTGACTAAAATATGTCTGTTCTAACAACCACAATCCTTTTGACATTTGCACATACATTTCTTGTAAAATGTGTGCATAGTTTTGATTCTCCGTGTAACCATATTTGTCGTAAACTGTAATCAAGTTTAATTGCTCGTTCTCACCTTTCAAAAAGTTCACACGATCCGCAATCATGATGTTCATTTGGATGGATGCAATTTGGTCGGTCAACGCTACATTTTGAATTGAACAGTGCATCAACGGGAATACCGTGAACGCTTTAAAATCTAACTCGGTCAATGTGCCGTGGCTATAATTCCATCCTTCCGTTGTGGCGATATCCTTGAATACCTTGAATGCGGTTCCTATGTGATTATTATTCATCGCTTGTAACTTTGCTTAATAATTTTTTGTTCCATTTCCGCAATGTCACTTTCGTAAGCGGTCCAATACAAAGCGGTGTGAATGGTCTTAGTATAGACATTTTCCAATTGTAGGAAATTTCT